GTCCTGGCGATGGAAGCTCAGAAGAAGGCGGCGGTGGATCAGATGTTGGAAGTCCAGATACTGGGCAACCAGGATCAGACACACCAGAAGATGGAACTGACCAAGATGAAGGCATAGGTGAAGATGAATCTATAGTTGGTGATGATCCAGCTACAGAACCAGATGAGCCAGATGGCGGTGTAGATATAGATGATGATCCAGTGCCAGATGATCCAGGTGATGGCGGCGATCCTAATGCTGGTGACGGCGGCATGGATATTGGCGGCGAGCCAGGTGGTGATCCTGGCGGCGGTGGCGGCGGTATGGATATCGGCACAACACCAGATGACAATGATGGTGGTAATGATGATTTAGGCGGTGATGACGATAATGTTTACGATCCACCAGGCGATACTGTCACAGATCCGCCAGCAGATAATACAACTGGATCTGCAAATCCCAGGGATGTTGTTAGAGCTGGTGATGAGGAAGAAGAAGAAGAGCGTAAGCGTGGTCGATCAAAAGGCACAATATTAACTTCAGCTCAAGGTATTGTAGGCGGTGCGCCTATCCGCAGAAAAACTTTATTAGGATTATAAATGGCAGATGATGATTTAGCTCATATTCTACTTAGTCGATTTGGTAGTTTAGAAAATATGAGATCAACCTGGGAATCCCATTGGCAAGAAATAGCCGATTATGTTGTTCCCAGAAAAGCTGATGTAACCAAAGTTAGGTCTGGCGGTGATAAGCGCACAGAACTTATATTTGATGGAACAGCAATTCATGCAGCAGAACTTATGTCTGCTTCACTTCATGGAATGTTAACTAATGCCAGTACAAAATGGTTTAGTTTACGTTTTCAAGACAGATTTCTTGATGGTGATGACACAGCAAAAGAATGGCTCGAAGGCGTTGAAGATGTTATGTACCAAGCATTTTCTAGGTCAAACTTTCAAGAACAAATACATGAGTTGTACCATGATCTAATTACATTTGGTACTGGGGTTATGTTTGTTGAATCTGATGATGAGTTTCAGTTAAAATTTTCAACCAGGCATATATCAGAATGTTATTTATCAGAAGATGAAAATGGCCGAGTAGATACAGTTTATAGAAAATTTAAGATGCCAGCTAGAGCAGCCATAGCTCGTTTTGGTGAAACAGCTGTGCCGCAGCGTGTCGCTAAGTTAATGCAAAAGAATCCTTATGAAGAAATAACTTTGCTTCATGCTGTATTTAAAAGAGATGAAAGAGATATAACCAGGATAGATTCACTAAATAAACCTTTTGCTTCTGTTTATTTAGATCCAGATGAAAAGAAAATTTTGTCTGAAGGCGGATTTGACGAGTTTCCCTACACAGCACCACGATTTTTAAAAGCCAGTTTTGAAATTGGCTATGGTAGATCACCAGCTATGACAGCTTTGCCAGACATAAAAATGTTAAATAAAATGTCTGAAGTTACAATTAGGGCCGCCCAAAAACAAGTTGATCCTCCACTACTTGTTCCAGATGATGGTTTTATTCTCCCCATTAGAACAATACCTGGCGGCCTTAATTTTTATAGATCTGGATCAAGGGATAGAATAGAGCCGCTAAACATAGGCGCAAACAATCCATTAGGTTTAAATATGGAAGAACAACGTAGAAAAGCTATCCAATCGGCTTTCTACGTTGACCAGTTAATCCTTGGCCAAGGGCCACAGATGACAGCAACAGAAGTTGTCCAGCGTACTGAAGAAAAGATGAGATTGTTAGGGCCAGTATTAGGAAGATTGCAAGCTGAATTACTACAGCCACTTATTACTCGTTGTTATAATATTTTAGCCAGGCAAGAAGCTTTTGAAGTTGCGCCAGAATTTATGCAGAATATTGATATAGAAATAGAATATGTATCACCTCTAGCCAAAGCGCAAAGATCTGGTGATGTGCAATCAGCACTACGTTTACTGGAGTTAATGCAGCCACTTGTAGGTGTAGATCCAAGCATTATTGATTATTTAGATTCAGATGGTCTAACCAAACATATGGTCAAAGCTTTATCTGTACCAGCTACAGCCATTCGAGGTGATGAAGAAGTTGCCGAGATACGACAAAGAAGGGCAGCGGTACAAAAACAGCAAGCAGAAATGATGCAAGCGCAGCAAGTGGCAGAAGCAGCTGGTAATGCAGCGCCAGCATTACGAGCAGTTAACGCTACAAACGAGCAAGCGCAATGAGCATAGAGGATCTTAGAGCAGCTTACAGAACATTATTAAATACTGAAGATGGCCAGATTGTAATGAAAGATCTGCAAGCCAGGTATCACATTAACGGATCTACATTTTCACAAGATCCTAACGAAACAGCCTACAGAGAAGGGCAGCGAACTGTAGTCTTATTTTTATTATCAATGCTGCAAGAACCAAAAACTAGAGAGGACATAGTAGAAACATGAGTGAAGAAGCCCAGGTAGCGGAAGCTCCAGTAGATGCTGGACAAGCTCCGTCTGCGCAGCCAGTACAGAATGATTGGCGCTCAGATATTCCAGAAGATATAAGAAGTCATAAATCATTAGAAACTATCCAGGATGTAGGATCATTAGCTAAATCTTATGTTAATGCACAGTCTATGATAGGTGCAGATAAGGTTGTAAAGCCTGGTAAATTTGCTACATCAGACGATTGGAACAGTTTTTATGACAAAGTTGGTAGGCCAGCAAGTGCTGATGACTACCAATTAGAGAATAAACTAGCCGAAGGCCAATCAGAAAACGCTGATATGGTAAATTGGTTCAAGAAAACAGCGCATGAAGTAGGATTGTTACCTCACCAAGCGCAGAATTTGCTAAATAAATATAACGAATTTAGTGGAAGCCAGGTTCAACAATCAGCAAATGTTACTGAAGATCAAATAAACCAGGTATCATTAGAGCTAAAAAAGGAATATGGCCAGGCATTTGACGATAGAATGGCTGTTGGAAAAGGTGTTTTAGACAATTTTAGCGCTATTCCAGTAGAGGAATTTGAAGATTTAACACTTAGTAATGGTATGAAACTAGGGGATCATCCAGCAATTATTAAGACAATGGTTAATATAGGACAGTATATGAAAGAAAAAATGGGTGAAGATACACTGGCTGGTGTTAAAACAACTGGCGGATTATCACCTAATGAAGCTTCTGAAAAGCTGGCTGAACTTACACAACCAAGCTCACCTTACTGGGATGCAAAACATCCACAGCATAGTTTTTACGTTGATGAAGCTATGAGATATAGGGAGCTGGTATAATGGATGAAAGAGAATTTAGGCTTGAAGTTTTGAGAATGGTACTCGAAACTGGATCTGGTAGGATTATAGATGATCCACTAGAAAGAGCTGACAAGTATTTGCATTGGTGCGGAAAGGGAGATAAGCCAGATGGTCCTTCCAAGAAAGGCACTAGCAAAGTAGTCGAGATAAGCAAAGGCCCTCGCAACAACAAATAACTTACGTCTGGATTCCCCAGGTAGCGTTTTAATTTTAATCTTAAACTAACGGAGAAAGTGAAATGAGTTCACAAATCACTACCGCTTTCGTTAATCAGTTTAGTTCTAACGTACAGTTATTATCGCAGCAAAGAGGTTCTTTGCTCCGTGGTTCTGTATCCGAGGAATCTGTAACTGGTGAGAAAGCATTTTTTGACCAGGTAGGTGCAACCGCTGCGGTCAAAAGAACATCAAGGCATCAAGATACACAGATCCTTGATACACCTCATTCAAGACGAATGGTAACTATGGATTCTTATGAGTGGGCGGATCTTATCGATGATGCTGACAAAATAAGAATGTTAATTGATCCTACATCAACCTATGCTCAAGCAGCTGCTGCGGCAATGGGAAGATCAATGGATGATGCAATTATTACTGCCGCAACTGGTACAGCAAAAACTGGATCAAGCGGAAGCACTGATACTTCAATGCTTGCTGGTAATATTATTGCTCATGGATCAGCTGATTTAACTATAGCAAAGCTAATCAATGCAAAGAAAATTTTGGATGAAGGTTCTGTTGATCCGTCTATTCCAAGATACATTGCGGTAGCTCCAGCTCAAGTTGAAGCACTACTTGGTACGACACAAATAACATCAAGCGATTTTAATACTGTGAAAGCGCTTGTTGCTGGTGAAGTCGATACATTTATGGGT